ATAATAACTCGGACGAGAGTTGATACACCCTCATCCGCCCACTCAAATTTGTTTTCCTTTTTGGCTTCCTCTTTCTTCTGTGGATTTGATTCCATGAGCAAAGAGTAAGGCAACTCTATTTATCACTCAGCAACTGCTTCTTCTTGTGCTTCTTCTTGTGCTGCTTGATATGCTGCTTGATATGCTGCTACAACTTCTTCAGTCCATGTAGCAGTGGCGATAGCAGCAACTCTTGGATCTTCTGCTGATGTATCATCACCAGGAGCAATTGCATGACGATGGAAAGTAGAAGCAACTTCTACACCATCTTTAAGAATCTGATTTCTTGTTCTTACTTGAATAGATCCGTTGAGTAGAACTTCAATTTTATCTACTACTGATTTTTCTTCTAATGCCATTAGGATTATTCTCCGAATTAAACAGGTTTAGGCGATAATATTTAGTCCACATAATATGTCATATCACCGATTAGATCGGCAACGTTGTTAATTTTTGCATCCACGGTCAAAGCATTATCTCCGATACTATCTCTCGTTGAATAAATTGACAAATGAGAAACAGAGGCGCTCGTTATAATAGCGATATTCATAGTATTAGATTGTATATTAAAATTATCTAATCTTAGATTGCCACCAGTACAACTATAAGTTGATACAAAAGGAAGTCCCAAAATTCTAAGAGTTCCACTACCTGCACTAACGGTCACAATATTTGTCAATCTAAATTGAACATGCACCATTCTTCCAATTTTAGTATATCTTCCAACTTGATCACCATAAGTATATGTTCCTGCAGATGTTGCACCCGCAAATACAGGATCCCAATCTCCTTCTTCATAGTCGTCAAGGACCTCACTAGTCATTCCAGTGGCATCAGTAGTCGCAGAGAAGTCAATACCTTTACCAGCACCCATTTGAATGTTGCCAGCAAAGTAGTTAGTGGCATCACTCCATTCTTGATAAACTCCATAGTTGTTTGTAACTGTTAGTCCAGTAGTATTATTTGGTGGTCTTAATCTCAACCCATATAGATTGGTGATGGTTGCGTCTAATGTTCCACTATTAACTACAGATCCCCAAAATGAATTTGTATCGTAGAAATGTGCATTTGTTATATTGACTGTTTTTGTTCCTGCACCGATGGAAAATAAACGAACAGTTGGTGAATAACTCGTATAATTTGTGACATTTACAGTTGATGTTCCGTTTGGCCTTAGAAGCAGCGCGGGACTCGTAACATTGGTAATACTCTGAGTTTCTCCATCGGGTGGACTTAGAGCTATGGTAGTTGCTGCAATAAAGGATGAACTACTTCTACCATTTGCGTTGATGCCTGAATATGAAAAACCATCATTAAACCCAACATACTGTTTACATGTATTTGCGTCTGTCCAATTAAAAGATTGATTAAAACCAGCAAAATATAATCGTTCAATATCACTAGTTGTTCCTGCACTCTTAGTATATGTTCTTTTATCAGCAGTTACAAAATTAAATCCACTAGTAACTGTTTGTGATGTGCCCAACTCTATGTTTACACTATTGCCAGCAGTTACCTGAAAACTACTAGTGGTTGGATAGGTTATTGTATCAGTATCAGAAAGTGAAATTCCTCCAACATCAAGTGTTGTTGATAGTGATGATAAACCTTCTACATGAAGTTTAGATCCTGGATTAGTCAGTCCGATGCCAACCGATCCACCAGTCCAAACTAGATTATTACTACCATCAATCTCTAACTTATTGCTACCTTCAATCAATTTATCAACAGGAGTAATACCCAGTCCAATCCACTTAGCACCATCCCATTTGTATGTAATAGATCCTTCAGTAAAAGTATCATTTACACTAGGACTTGCTGGAAATACAATTGCCATTTGATTTTATTCTGGTCTCCAGAACTATTTAGCGTTAGCTGTTTGGAATGGTGATTCTGCGAAGGCAGCAAAGATATAAGTGGTTTCATCTTGATTCTCGTGAGAATCATCATCTCTTACTTTAAATCCATTAGATAGTAAATCGATTCCAGTTTCAGTTGATTCATTTGAGTTGCTACTTGGAAGAAGATGCTTATTGTTTTGGTTTGTTGGACATCTTGCAGAATCAAATAATCTCCAGTTTTCATTACCAGAACCGTCAGTCTTCTTAATCAAAACCCATGCTGGTTTAAATCCACAATACACAAAAGGACCATTATTACTTCCATTTCCAATATAACTTCCAAACTTACTATAATTTTCAATTTCTGACCACAGATAACTGATCCAATTAACATTTGATCCAGTAGTTCCTGCCCAAGTTCCAAGATACATCAAAGTATCTGTTGGTGCAGTGCTATTAAAAGCATCCACATTTGTATCCTCTGGGTCAGGAGATGATAATCTGATCGTATTAGTTCCTAAAGATTGATGATATACTGCCCAGTTTCCACTATCATTTCTTGCCTTGAATAATGCAAATGCTGGTTTTTTGCCAAGTCCATGTCCGAAATTAGTTGCATTTCCATTAGGTGTTGTATAAGTTGCAATACTAAACCCAGCAGTCTGGTTCACAGAAACTTGAGAGGTTAGTGCTCCATCAGTGTTTGATACTGCGGCACCACCAGCCTTCCAACACCATGCCACATAAGGTGACCCAGATCCATTGACTGCACCATCAGTACCAACACTAAAACCATCGTCATCAAAACTAGGATTATAAACATTCACAAATGAGGTTTGTTCATCAGATGTTGAATTTGAACCTAACCAAATACCAGGACCCCTAACACTATCAAATAATGAATGAGAACTTGTATCTCCTCTATCTTTAATCCAAACAAAATCTGGTTTGAATCCAACACCAGTAATACCTCTACCCCTTTTACCATCACCAGTCCAAAGCACGGTCTTAAAGTGCTTACCAGGGTCAGCAGGAGCAGGAGCAGGTAAGTTGTCCGCACACAATGCTAGGAAACCAGTTGGAGGAGCATACTTAAACAGTCCCTTACCACTATCATCTGCGTTTGTTCCTACTGTTACACTTCCAGAGAATGATGGATTTTGACCGAAGTTAACAGAAGCATCCATACCTGCTCCACTACTTGCTTTACCTACACCAAAATATGCTGATTGGTCTACACTTATTCCTGTGAATGCCGTTCCTTGAGATACGCCGTTTTTATAAAATTGTATAGATCCAGCATCTGCATCATAAGCACATCCAATAATATCACCAGTAGCAAAGGCATCAGCAAAACTTGAGATCGAACTATTTTGTTTTTGTCCATCAGATCTATAAGAGAAACCTAACTGATCAGATCCAAATCCAACTGAGTCATTGATGTGGTTTTCAAAAGCTATACCCACATCACCACCACTTAATTCATTCATTCTCGTTTCAAAATACCATTTACCAGATGTCATAGCAATATTAGATCTGACATGTTGGTTTGATCCAGTACCAGAAGTCCAATCAGCAGTTAAATTACCATCACTTAAAGTGATATTAGATGAATAAGAAGTGGCAGTATTACCATATAGATACAAAGAATTCAAAGTAGCAAAGTTATTCTTACAAGTATCAGCAGTTGTTCTCCAACTCTCAATACCTACTGGTGTGTAAGGTTTGGGAACATCAAAACCACCTTTGTATTTTGCTACGCCTTTGTAAATACGGAAGTCTTGTACCTGACCATCTACGTAATAACTACCATCTCCCCATCTTCCAATCCAAAGTGGATCAACTGGAGTAAACAGAGAATTTGATCCTAAACCACCGTTGCTTCCAACACATACACCATTGACATATCCAATGAGATTTGAACCACTTCTCTCCATACAATAATGATTCCATTGATTAAGTGGTGAAGCAACATCATTCAATTGAATACTAATATTATTACTAGCTCCATCAATAGAAACAAAATATCTTAGAAGACCAGTTGTGTTGTGATAAATTAACCAAGATCTTTGATTATTCGCACTATCCCATACACCATGTCCAGGTGTACTACCCCATGAATTGTTATATTGCCAAAATTCTACAGTAAAATCTCCACTACCAAAATCCCAATCGCTGTTAGTACCAGCATCAAGATAATCGCCAAAAGCATTGGCGTTTATTGCACTTCCATAATAACCACCAAGTCCATAACCCACACCAACATCACCTTGAGGTGAAAGTGTTTTGTTAGTTCCACTACCTTTGATATCAGCAGAGTAATCTCTTGGTGCGTCTTCTTGTTTGACTACAATATTATCATATACTGTAAAACTTGTTCCTGAAGTTTGTAATGATATTGTGCTGCTTGTGGATAATGCTGTAAAACTTATTTGTTTTCTACCAATAGAAGAGAATGTTGAGTAAAATGTAGAACCAGCAGCTGCTGACCATCCACTTTGATACACAGAAACACTAGGAGTTGCAGATGTTGTGATAATATCAAAACTCATTGTATAACGCTTACCAATGACTGTGGTTATTACCTGATTTGCAGAACTATAACCACCAGCATTTGCACTATCATCAACACGCAGTTCCCCCTCATCCTGAGAAATTACTGCATTTTGTGCAGTCCAACCAGTAGTATCAGTATCAAAATGTCCGTTTGTAATTAAATTACCACTAGTAGAAGTAGAAATACCAGGAACAGCAAGAACTAAATTAGCAGCAAAAGGATCATCTCTCAACTCACTGACATATGCATCAGTAGTTGTAGGAGCTCCATTACGTGGTTGTGGTGAGTCCTCTCCTTTCAGTGTGATAATACTATTAGGAGCACAATGGAAGTCAGCACCAGGATTAGAACTATCATTCATAGGCAGATAGAATCCATTGGCACCAAATCCACCACTACGATTGATCGTATACTTGATTGACTTTGGTAATCTAGGACTCCATTGTCCTGGTCTGAAATCAGTTGCTTGTGTATGCCCAGAAGATATATAACCGTCTCCATCTTTATAGAAACCAAACACATCTGGTGTGAGTGCTTGACCGTCCACAAAGAAGTTATCCATTGTGTATAGTTGTCCCTGGGTTGAACCTCCTGCTGGAGTTTCGGAAAATAAGTAGTTAACAACACCAGCGTTTCCCCAGTGGGACATTAATTGATTTGCTAATATTCCTGCATTTTGACCGCTAGTACCACCAGTCTCAATCATTCTACGACCATTCACAAAAATTTTGAGTCTCTCAAGTGTCTGATCATTGTTAGACATGTTATCATTAGTGTTTAAACTTGAGTCATAAACAAGCAGATAATGCTGCCAAGATGAACTATCTCTCAACTTATCAAAATTAATAAAACTGCCATTATTAGTTCCGTTCCAGAAAAAAGATCTTAGAGAATCTCCACCATCATCATCATTAAATCTTAGCGCATCTGCACCACTACCTCCTGATGCATAGAAAAGAAGTTGTACTGAAGGAGAACTTAAACTACTTCTCTTAACCCAAAAAGACCAAGTTCCTTTAATTCTATTACCAGTGCTGGTAGGAGTTCTCTTTAAATATTCGTTTGCCATTTATCAACCCAGTGTGGTGGAACCTGATGGAACATAGTCAGTGAAAAGCTCTACCCATTCAGTACCATTATATACTTTGTAAGCATTCTCTACAGTATTGAAGTATTGATCTCCTTCAGTATTGTTGCTAGTTGGATCACTAGCAAGGGCACCTAACATCTTTGTGCCGTTGACATGTAATGCCATTAGTTTACCTCCTGAAGCATGAACTTGTACTTCTTACCGCTCCTTCTATTTATCAGGAACAGGTCGTCTTCACCCTCTTGAATTGTGTACTGACCCCAAGTTCCATCTACATCATTAGCAGCACCCTCGTTAGATAGTTGAAGGTCAGCAGAGTAAATGTTCGCCCAACGCTTAGTTGCTGAACCAAGGTCTCTCGTAGCATCTGCTTCTGGTTCAAAGTTTCCTGTTACCATAGCACCAGTCAATGTGGTTTCAAATTTAGTAACAGCATCATAATTTAAATATGATCTACTATCTGCTTCAAAGCCAGCATAAACTTCATTAGTTCCCTCTTTCTGGAGATATATGTTATTTCCTGTAATAAAGAGGGCACCGCCGCCTAGCTTGTCTATATTTACTGAAGAATTAACATTATGAGTTATTTGTAAATACTCACCTGAGTTGGCACTAGTATTTGTAACTCTAAATGATGTGTCTTGGACTTCGGTTATTCCATTAAATGTGGAAGCACCAGTAACACTTAGTGTGCCATCAACAGTTAGATCAGTTGGTGTTCCATTTGGTGAGGCATCAACCCACTGGGAACTATTGGTATCAGTATAGTATACGAACATGCGTCCGTCGTCTGTGTCATACCAAAGGTCTCCAACGTTAGCAGAAGAAGGAGCAGCGGATTGAACAGCAGCTCCGCCACCAATCTTACCCCAAGCATTTCCATCATATCCTTCAAAGATATTATCGGTATCGTTCCAACGTAGCATACCTTCTGCAGCAGAACCAGGACGTTCTGTTGAGTTATTACCAGAAGGTAGTTGTAAAAATCCAGTGCCACTTAGAGTTACATTACCAGATACTGTTAGTGCTTGCAGTGTACCAACAGAAGTTAGAACAGATCCAGTAACACCATTTCCAAGAGTTGCATTTCCACTGGAAGGTCCTACTTGAGTCAAGCTCATTACCTGTTGTGCATTTCCAGAACCATCAATGATATTATATGTCTTACCGTTAGCAATCTCCATATCCTCAGAGGACTGCCAAGCATCATTAGCATCAGACCATGTAAATGTATGATCTGTATTGCCCTTAAGAATAATACCACCACCATCAGCTGCAGTATCAGAAGGACCGATAGCACTGAACGTTGGTGTACCAGATCCAGTTACGTTGTTAGAAAGTGTTGCTGTATTACCAGAAATACTTGCAATGGTTGTTCCATTAGGAACTGTAACACCACCTGTATTAGATGTAACAACCATACCAGGAATCAATCCTAGTGTTGGTGAAATAGCAGTGATATTTGCAGAACCATCTGTTGTAGAGCAAGTAAACTGTGTACTTACAACCTTAGCAAGTTCAATGTTTTTGTCTGCTACTTCTAGAACGTTAGATTTAACTACAGTTTGAACACCATTAACAATAAAATCACCTTTGACGGTAAGACTACTATTAACAGTAACATCATTGTTAAGAGTGACATCAAAATTAGAATCTCCTCTAATCCAGAACTCAGTTCCAGATCCAATAACAAGTTGTCTATCTCCACTCGCATTTAGTGGTGAATAAGTAGCATCATTGACTGGGTTTCCACTATCAGCAGGACCAATTAATACGTTACCACTACCAGTAGCATTATATCCAGCAAAAAATCCAATGCAGACGTTTGCATCTCCAACAGTATTTGTTTCTAATGCATTAGCACCCAATACAGTGTTGCTATCCCCAGAAAGATTACTGAGCATTGCAGATCTACCCACTGCAGTATTAGCATCACCAACACCAGTAGCTCTTAAAGATTGATATCCATATGCAGTATTTCCAGCACCAGAATTGACTGTAAGTAAAGATTGATATCCATAACCAGAGTTCTGAGAACCAGCAACAACAGATAAAAGAGATTGTACACCAACAGCGGTGTTCGTTCCGACTGCACCAGTTCCTCTACCAACTGTCATTGGATCACTGGATCCACCTCTAATTAAAATATCAGAATTAGCAACATCAATTCTAGCATTACATGTTAACAGATCAGTGTTAGCACCACCAACTGTAAGATCCTTTTCTACAACTAAATCACCACTAACAGTTGTAGTACCAGAACTATTACCAATTTCAATTTGAGTTGCAGCACCACCAAATTGAATGGACTGAGCACCAGAATTAAGTAAAGCAAAACCAGTAGATGTAGTTACCAAACTAGTTAAGATAACAGGACTAGTTTGGAATACAAGATCATCAGTACCAGTAGTTCCATTAATCAGTGTACGTAACTGAGTTGATGTAGTAGAAGCAAAGGTTGCAAGAGTATCACCTTTATATGCAACATCACCACCAAGTCTAAAGTTTACATTGACATTTGCTGTAGGGTTATCAGATGTAAATGTCAGATCATTATTAATATCTAATGTCTTACCAGATTGGAGATCAAAAACAGCAGAAGCTGTAGAGGCAATTTCTAATCCATTAATAGAAGTTGCTGTAGCAGCACCAATAGTTGGTGTTGTTAATGTTGGATTAGTTAATGTTTTGTTTGTAAGAACTTGAGTTTCGTTTTCAGTTACAAATCTATTCTCAACAGATCCATCCCAAGATCTCCAGTATGCACTAGATTCATTCCACTGCAGTTGTTGATATGAAGTTACAATACCTGATGAATCTGTAGTTCTGTTAACTTGAATTCCAGCTTCAAATCCTGTTAGGTTATTACCTTTTCTAAGTTCAATAATATTATCTTCTACTTGGAGAACACTTGTATTGAAAATAGTTTGTGTTCCACTAACAACCAAGTCACCAGCGATAGTTACTGCAGTTCCATCGTCAGTAATAATACTATCTGCTAACTGTGCATTACCATTATCCCATTTTAATACAGTATTTCCTCCAAGGTTGGAAGCATTTTTCAATCTAAAATCACTAGTTGCTAGGATAACACCATTACTAGCAGTCAAACTAGCACCAGTATCACTGTTAATAGAACTAATAGTAACTTCAATTTGTCCAGATTGATTTGTGGACTGTGTGATAGTTGTTGCACCAGCTTGTTTTAATACAAAATCTCCTGCCTGTGGTGAGATAGGACTTCCATTATTGTCACTACCAACTTTGGTTACTGTGTTTGTATCTGTGCTGTCAATAAAAATAGTATTACCAGTTTGACTTACCTGAACATTACCACCCAGTGAAGTTCCACCTTCAATAGAAACTTGAGTTGTAGTTGTTCCAGTTGTCGATGGTGTATAAGTTCCTGTAGATCCACCACGAAGTTGAGTTACTGTATCTGTAGATGTATATGTAATTTCAGGATCACCCGTTGATCCGTTTACTCCCTGTGATACTGTTGTTGCTCCCCCATCCAAGAATGTGAATAGTCCTTGCTGTGTATCAGCAGGACCATATGTACCGCCACTTCCTGCTCTAATTTTTGTTTTTGTATCTGTATCAAGAGCATCAATATTTACAGTGCTTCCAGTCATGGATACTGTAGCAGCACCAGTTGATGTAAATGAAACTGCTCCAGAAGTTGCGGAACCACCAGGAGCATTAATAGTTGTAATTGTATTGTTGTCTACTACATGTCCCGAAATAGTAATTGTTTCTCCACTTCTATCAAGGAATAATGATAGAGAATTTGATCCACTAGGAACACTAGAAGGAGAACCAACAGCTAAAGTAATATCATCATCTACACCAGATCCAGCATTACCACCAGAACTTAATCTTAAAATTTTTGACGAAGCAGAAGCACCATCTTGAGCGGAAATGGCGTATGTTGTATTGTTATCAGGTGTTACAACACTACCACCAAGAGCAATAGTAATTCCGTTAACAGTAATTCCTGAATTGACCAGAGCAGTATTTGGAATATTTGTTAAAGTATTAACAGTTCCAGATAAAGTACACTGTTCAAATGTTTTATTGGTTACTGTTTGAGTTTGTGTCAGATAAACATCGCCAGGACTGTCCCAGAAAACTGTAGTTCCATCACTCGTCAAATATTTACCTGCACCAGTGTCTCCACTAACAATGACACCATTGCCAGTGAGGTCTAAATTGTCACCCGATACAAGTTCTTCAATCTTCTTGGATACAGAGTTAACAATTAACGGAAAACGATCAGCCATTTACTTGCCAGTTGATACTAGTGCTCAGGTTTATTTATGCCTTATGAAACAATGATCTGTCCAGACATACCACCATGGAACCTGCAGATATAGTAATAAGTTCCTGGTGTTACCCCATTAGTATCCCAAGTTAAGTTCAACGATTGCTGTCCATTATTAGTAATTGTTCCAGTAGTAACATTGTCACCAGTTCCCGTAGTAGCAGATGTTTTTATGTGGAAAGGATGACTACCAGAGATGTTGAAAGATAATTCTAATGTATCGTTAGAATTTATATTAATGGTTGCATTTGCCGCATCAACATGAGTGGTTGCCCTATCAGAACCATTGAAAACATAACTTGACGCGCTACTGTTAGTAACATTTAGTGTTAATGTTTTAGGTAGTGCTGTGGGTGCAGGTCTATTGAATGTAGCAGCTCTAGGGTAGGTGAGTCCAGTAGATCTATCACCTACTTGCTCAATAATCATTCCTTCTACATTTTGTCTAGGATTTTTAGCATGTAGATATAAGTTAGGACTACCTTTCTGGCATGAATCATCAGAAAATGTTCCTCCAGATGAAGGGTTAATTATAATTTCACCATACATGCTAGAATTCACTCCACATTGATAATAAAATGTTCCTGATGTATTAGGAATCCATCTTACATTTCCCTTTAAAGCTCCTTGATTTGTAACACCAGAAACTTGATTGCCTGTTCCAGATCCCTGAACTGTTTTTATATAAAAAGGGTGATTGTAATATGTTCCCACAGGATGTACAACAATATCTCCAGACATGATGGAATGATTATCACAAACATATTTGTAAGTTCCTACTGCAGGACAATCGGTATCTGCCCATCCAAGACCTGCACCAACGCCAGTTGAACCTTGACCATAAACATTAGCAACATTATTGTTATTACTATCTCTAATGTACACGGGATGACTAGAAAGATCTACTGTTAATTGTAAATCAATGCCATCACCATATTCAATATTAATTGTTGGGTTTACTGCCGAACCTTGAGTTCCATCAAGAATTCTATCTCCAACATTTACATAATATCCATCAGGTGATACAGGTATAACTGTAATAGTACCTTTCATACTGGAGTGATTTCCACAAATATAAGAATATGTTCCTGCTGTATTAGGAGTCCAAGTTACTGTTGCATTTCCAGTAGAACCTTGACCAGTCGCAGCTGGAGTGCTTACGTTTGTAGTACCAGAAGCATCTCTAATAAAGAATGGATGAGAAGCAGCAACATTACTAAGATTAAACTCAAGCGTATCCCCTACGCGAACAGTAACAGAGATATTATTACCACTATTAAGCACACCAGGATAATGGAATCCACTTAAAGTATAGTAACTAAATGTAGGTGCAGTAACAGTGATAGGAAATGTTGCAGCTGGTAAAGGAGTAGTGACACCAGTAAATGTACAATAAGAACCTCCATTTGGCATACCAAAATTAATTTCATCACCAACATTTGCTGTTATTGTAGGATTATTACCAAGAACACTACCATTTTGATCACTACCACCGAGGACAAATGAACTATTATTGGTAGCGATAGTAGCAAAATAGTCAACATAAACACTATAATATTGAGAGGGTGCAGAATTAACATCAAAGCTCATATCATTGTAAATGCTATGATCATTTAAATATTTTTTAGCACTTGATTGTGTAAACCTTTCCTTACCAGTAGATAAACATGCTAGTACACCTGTAACTTGTGGTGATGCCATACTAGTTCCTTGGATAGGATAGTAATAATTTGGTGCTCCACCATACTTGGTATCAGCAATTCCAGAACTATCATATGAAGAAATAATATTATTTCCTGGTGCAAATACAGTAATACTAGGACCAAAATTTGAAAAGTTTGATCTTCTAAAGTCACTATTATTACTTAAAGACCCAACAGAAATTACATTTGGAGAACTGGCAGGTGATGACCCTCTATTATAATAAATCGTTCCAAAATTTAAGATTGTTACTGTGTTGTAGTAATCAGGATCACCATCATAGACACAATGAAAATTATTATTACCTGCAGCTGCAACAACTACAACACCTTCTGAAATAGCATCTTCTATATCAGCATTGAGTGCTGCGTAATTAGAATTAATTTTCATTTTTGTAGATGAAATTCCAAAATCTGTTTCTAGTCCTGCAAAATTCCAACCAGAAGGATTAGGGTTTCCAGAATTATATACTGTTCCTCTGTAGTTTATCTCTGTAATATCAGAAAGGTCGAACGGGTATTTTTCTAGTATATCAGAAAAACTATAACTAAAACCCCAACTATGATTTGTGATCGTTGGGTTCTTAATACCAGTATCAGGATTGATTGCCTTGTTTCTATGGAAAGCTCTTAAGTAATCAAAGATTAATAGATCTGGTACAGGTGTTCCTGTGTTTGCACTATTACTAAGGACTTGCAAACTGTAAATATTTGCCTCTCTTGCCCATCCATAGTGTTGTCCTGCTACTGTTCCAGCAACGTGTGTACCATGACTCTCTGTGTTAGTAGCATTACTAAAATAGTTTGAGTATGGTGCAGATGGTATTGATTGACTATCATCATCAATACTTCCCACGAGAGTATTCAGTTGACCATACCAATCATATTCTACAAATCTAGACAGACCTGTAGTAGGACTGAACCATTCACTGCAGTCAGATGATACTGGATCATCACAGATAACTACATCAACATGCTTACCATCATTAAAAACTTCTATAGTATCAATAACCTGCTCATAAGTTCCACCTTGATTGATAAGACCAAACTGATTTTTACCTCTCTGTGCAGGATCACCAGCACAATGAACATGTCCCCACTGTCTATCAGTAGGAGCTACAGTTGCTGCACCTTGGGTATCTCCTTTCCAAAAATTTTCAGATGAAATGATATATTCACTATAATTAATAGTGTTTCTATCCATAGACATACCAAGTTCTTCGGGTGTTAATTGCACATCCCAAACCCTAGAATCTTGGCGTAATTTTTCTGCCTGTTCTTCATTCATCTTATAGTGAGTGTTCCTACTCATAGGACGCTTCAACACTAGATGAAAATTATCAGATTTCATCTCACTATAAAACTGCTCCAAATCTTCATGCTTATGGAGCGTTACGATGTAGATCTTATCTTCCATATTAAACCTCTAGTTGAAGATAGGTAAGAGTTACTTGAACGTTTGCTGTAGATCCACTCTTGTTTACAATTTTAGCGTAAGTTATATTAGATGCAGATTCATTGAAACAAATAGTTCCAGGAGTAATAGATTGTGTAATAGCACCACTAGTAATTACCTCAGATAAAACACCAGAACCAGGGGTAGGGTCAGTAGTTTCTAATCTAGCAGAATCATTTGATCTAGCAGTAGAGCTAGAGTAAAGAGTTACCCATGCTGCATGTGATGTTTCAATTTTTAATAAAGCATATGTTTTAGGAGTTGTAAAAGTAGTGTTCAATACACCACCACTAGCAATAGATCCTGATGCAGATATCGTCTTTCTAGTTTGCAATCCTGAAGGAGTAGTCCAGGTGACATTACCTGCACCATCACTGGTAAGAACATCGCCACTATTACCATTAATGGTTGGATAAGTCAGACCACCAGCAGT